TATCAGTTAGAGTACCAACTATACCTGCACTATTACAGAAACGTTGTCCTGTAGCAATTTTATTGCACGGATCAGGAGGCAATGGTGCTAACGAAATTACTGAATGGCAAAATACTTTAGGTGACCATATTCTTATTGCTCCAACAGGTTATAACAATGCTTGGAACGTTGCATCTGAAACAAGCAAAGCACCTGATATAGAATTTTTACAAGACCTTGTTACACAACTAAAAACATTTGTAAACGTTGATACTACTAAAATTAGACTAGTAGGTTACAGTAACGGTGCGGCATTGGCCAACAGAGCATTTGTACAGATGGACGATACTAGTATAGACTCAGTAGTATCAATAGCGGCACAGTATTTTGATCCGCAACTTAGAAATGGAACATTTTATTTTCCAAGTGGAGTAACAGGTACAACTACAGTAGAATATAATACTTCAAAAGAACCTTATAGTCCAAGAAAATATATTAGTATACATGGAACAGCAGATTCAGTTATTCCTTACACAGGAGGAAGTCATGCATTTGGATATAGTTTCGTAGATGCACAAGAAAGTGCTTTCCAAGTAGCAAAGACACAAGGGTATATAGGAGGTAAGATTCCTGATGCTGTTGGTGTGTATTATGGACTTACAGGTATCTACTATTATTCATATCAAGGTGGTGCTGTTATACATTATAAAACAGCTGACGATCATGGACTAACTGATGATCAAAAAACAGTGGTAGGAAGTAACTTACAGATTTCTATAGCAAGTGCTCCTGATATTTTCTTAGAAGCAGGATCTGTAACAGATATTAATCTAAACACAGACATTATATCACTTATTAGTGGAGAACTTCCACCTGGTATGCGTTTAGAAGATAATAAAATTACAGGTACTCCATTCGAAGTTAGTAGAGATACAACATATGAATTTGTTTTAAGAGCTCAAAACAACGACGGTGTTAGAGATAGAACTTATCTAATTACAATACAAGGACCTGATGTTCCGGTATGGACAACAAACCAAGGTAAACTTCCATTAGGACCTAATAACAGTTTTTATATTTTAGATAGTAGTGTAGTTGATTTTCAATTAACTGCCATTGATGCAGACTTACCCACAGGGCAAAGTTTAGAATACTTTATTGGTGACGGAGACGGTACGCTACCTCCAGGAATAACGCTAACCACAGATGGAAAACTAGTTGGCATTGTTGATCCAATACTAGGACTAGATGCTCGTAGTGGAAACGGATTTTACGATAACGCACAGTACGACTCATATGCGTTTGACTTTGGAATGAGAAGTGCAAACGGTTTTGAAAGTTATTACTACGATACGCAAGGATATGATTATGCTATTCCTACACAAAGTCCAAGAAAATTAAATAGAACATACGAGTTTACAGTAAGTGTAAGTGATGGTGATACTATTGAGAAACGTAAGTTTCAAATCTTTTTAGTTGGTGATGATTTCCTACGTGCAGATAATACTGTTATGCAGATTGGCACAGGAATATTTACTGCTGATAATACTTACTTGAGAACTCCGCTTTGGTTAACTCCAGCAGACTTAGGTTTCAAAAGAGCAAACAACTATATAACATTATTTTTAGAAGTGTTTGATCCTAATTCACTAATAGGTGTTTTAAATTACGAGCTACAAGCTAACAACGATGATGGTAGTGCAAGTACGTTACCTCCAGGAATGCTAATAGATGTTAGCACAGGTGAGATTGCAGGTCGTGTACCTTATATGCCTGCGGTAACTAAAGAATATAAATTTACTGTATCAGCAAAAAGATATACATCAGTTGATAAGACAAGTTTATTAGCTGAAAAATTAAAAACATTTACTGTAAGAGTATTAGGTGAAGTTGAAAGTACAATTACTTGGAATACACTAGCGGCACTTGGTAGCATTAATGCAAACTTTGTTAGTACCTTTAGTGTAAGTGCAACAACTACAGTAACTGACACATCATTACTTTATGATGTTACACTAGGAAGTTTACCATCAGGACTTAAACTAAATCACAACGGAGAGATTGTTGGTAAAGTAAGACAGTTTGCAACTGGTAATGATTTAGGATTAACAACCATTGACGGAAATGACTTTTCAATGGACGGTGGTACAAGTACTATTGATAGAAAATTTAAGTTTACAATAAGAGCTAGAGATAGATTTGGATTTAGTGCAACTACTAGAGAATTTAATATTATTGTTAGTGATCCAGACAACATCACATACAGTAACCTCTACGTAAAACCCCTTCTAAAAAGCACACAGAGGTCTGCATACACGAACTTTATTAGTGACCCTAATGTGTTTACACCCAGTTCAATTTATAGACCAAATGACCCTGAATTTGGATTACAGAAACAAGTTAAGATGCTTGTATACTCTGGATTGGAAACTAAAGAGATTAGAGACTATATTTCAGCAACTAGAAAAAATCACAAAAGAAAAAGATTTAAACTAGGTGCTGTTAAAAGTGCTGAAGCCAGAAAAGCAGGAACTAGTAATTCGATATACGAAGTAGTATATGTTGATGTTATTGATCCTGTTGATATAACACACGGCACAACTAAAGTAAGAGCTTTAGATACTATTAGGAATGACAGGAAGATTACTGTTGATAGTGTTGAGTATGAAACAATGGACGATGCATCTAGAGAAGGTGCTGGATTGGCAGTATTTGAACTTGTTAATTCAATAGGACAAACTATATTAGTTAGAGCTTTAGGCAATGACTTAAACATAATGTCACGAGGTGGTGGAAGTGTTACTATAGATGCCAATGGTATTATTCAGGTTGTTACTAGAACAGGAGCAACTTTAACAGCAGGTAAGATTGCTACAACATCAAGTGATCCATTTAGATTTAGACCAGATGGCACACCAGTTAAGGTATCCAGTGATGCTGTTAAAATTAGTGATCCAAACAACCAAACTAGATATATTAGTAATATTACTAATATGAGAGACAATCTAAGCAACGTAGGTAAAACTGAGCAGGACTTTTTACCATTATGGATGTCTACTCCACAATCAAATTCAGTAGAAGAATTAGGGTATGTAACTGCTATACCTTTATGCTATTGTAAACCGGGTACAAGTGCCCAAATAATATTAAATATAGCAAATAATGGCTTTGATTTCCGTCAATTAGACTTTGATATTGACAGATATGTAATTGACAACACTACTGGCAGTAGTGCAGAGCAATATATTCCATTCGGAAATTACAGCTTTAATGTTTAGCAGGATAAATATATACACTAGAGAGGAACAACAATGGCAAGTAATATAGACAGTACAAGTATTGATGCAACATTTCCAGTCGCAGGACAGGATAACGATTCACAGGGTTTTAGAAACAACTTCAATACTGTTAAGAACAATTTTACAGCGGCTAAGAGTGAAATTGAAGCACTTCAAACTAATACCGCTAAACTAAATGCTTCAAATGACTTTCTAGGTAATGATGTTAGTGGTGCAAACTTAATTGCTAACACAGAAAAGATTTATGCTGGTGGTACTATTACATCACCACAAAACGTTAGTTTCACTAACGGTAACTACCAAACATTTACAATAGGAAATAGTCTTACACTTACATTTGCAGATTGGCCAACAGCTAACAAAGTAGGTAAGATTAGAATAGTACTATTGGATACATTAGGTGACAGTACAACAAGAACTGTTACTTGGGCAACATCAGGTGGCGGAGCCATTAAATATGGTCCAGGCTTTCCTAGTCCATTTGTTGTCGAGTCAAACGTAAACCCAGTTGTTATAGACTTTTGGACCAGTGATGGCGGAGTTACTGTATATGCTGAGTACGTTGGCGTCTTTACTTAATAGGTACAAATTATGGATCACCCTCTAGGAGAACATACTCCGAACCTTTCGGACCAACAACTAGATGAGAAGGTAAGTTTACTGACTAAAAAGTACTTCCAAACACGCAACCAAGAAGCAAGAAACCAAATTACACTATTACTTGATATGTACAAGCTCGAATTAATCGATCGCTCAGAAAGAAAACGAGCAGATGGATCCAATAAAGATCTTGACAATTTGATCAATATCGAGTAAAATATACTAATGCTGATGAAAACTGACAAACTAGGTATACCACGATTCTCGAACAAAGATCTACTAGATATGATCTACACAGGTCATATTGACAAATGCCATGTGGTATTATGTGATCCAAATGATGATATTGACAAGTTCAATAAACACGCAAAAGAACAAGGTATATCAGAACTTAAGAAATATGTTCCTTTAGATGTAGACAAAGGAAAGTTTGACAATACATTACAGTCAGAATGGTTTATGCCTGACCAATATAAGAAAATGGATATTGAAGAATATATTATTGGTAAGTGTAAAAACTCAGAAGAAGTAATCAGAGTAGAAACAGAATTAAGAGCTTTTGAACAAAGAAATATGTATAACTTATTACGTTATATGGTTTATTTGGTAAACTATATGCGTGAAAACAATATAATTTGGGGTGTAGGACGTGGTTCTAGTACTGCAAGTTATGTGTTATATTTAATTGGTATACATAAAATTGACTCAATCCAGTTTGGACTGGACTGGCAAGAGTTCCTTAGATAAATACGTATATAATAGGAGAAAATGTTATGGCAGTAAAACAAAGCGGTCGAAAGCAATACGCAACCATGCAAGGCAAAAAAGTCGACATGGATTTGCTTAGACAAAGAAACGAACTTACTCCGGCAGTAGGAAATGCTCGTGTAAATGCACGTGGTGATGAACTAGGCCCAGGTGGTAAAATTATCAAAAAAAGAGAAGACGTACTTCGTGATTTTCAAGACGATCATGTTGAAACTGTTCCTTTTGATG